CTAATCACCCAGTCTGTAACTACTGGAATTTTGTCATCACTGGAAAGGGGGATCCAAGGTGTAAGTTTAATTGAATATTGAGGTTCATCTTCTTCAATATCCTCAAAGAGTTTTGCAGAACAAGGTTTGTTGAAAAAGTAACCTACTACTTTTTCATTTACTACCATTTCTTCAATATCAGTGATTACTTCTTCACCAGACTTTAACAAAACCAGTTTGATCATTTTACCTATTCTATACCTTCTATATTATAACACAAAAAAGGGAGTCATCTGGATTTTGCCAGGACTCCCTATGCGCCGACGATATTCTTTTATATTTATAGGTAGTCTTTTCTTTGGTGATGTTCTGGAACAATACGCCCTAATACAACTGACAACAACCCATCCTCAAAGACAACTGATCTAACTTCCGTGTCCTCTGCCAGTGTCCAAGTTCTGGTGAAAGATCGTTGAGCCAATCCTCTGTGGACATAGGTTCCTTCATCTTCTCTAGGTTCCTTAGTTCCTTCAATGTGCAATTTTCCGTTTTGTGTGTAAACATTTACTTCTTCTTTTTTAAAACCAGCAAGAGCAATCTCCAACTGAGATTCACTATCACTGATGTGAACAAGATTATAGGGTGGATAGTTTGAAACAGATTCTTGAGTGAACACCCTATCAAAGTATTGGTCCAAACCAATACTATTGCGTGTAATCTTATCCATCAGGGCACTAAGATCTGACGCAGTATATCTTGCGAGGTTAGTCATTATTGTAGCTCCTTTTCAGCGAGTTTGTGTTTTGTGGACCCATTTGGCGTCCACACATATTTATATCACAAATCACAAAAATAGGTGGTAGTGATAACACTACCACCAGAAGGGTGTTCCGACTTTCGTAGAGACCGCACGAAAGGTCTCAGTATTATTTATTCTTCTACTTTCTTCTTAGAACCAATATTATACTTTTGCTCCAGAGTCCACTCATTCTTCTCTTTGTAAGGAAGGACTTTGATTTGATTCAAAGGAGCAATGTTTTCAATGGATTCTTCCTTGACCACACTAATGAGACCCCAATCAACCAGAAGTCTAGCAATACGATTACGTCTTTGAACATCATTCACAGACAGGTTGGAATACTTACCATCCAGTGCAAAGAGTTCTTTGAAGTGGACAATATAATACTTACCCTGTTTGTGAAGAATGTGACAGGACTGATAGAGTTTCTTTTCTTTACGGGATGCAACACCAATACGTGTTAGTGTCTCCCTAACCTTCAAGAAGTCATCAGGTTCGTTTAACTTAATCTCAACCATCTGGTCAGCAGACCAATTAACCTGAGGTTCAATAGTATGATTCATTTTTTTCCACCAGTTTCAAGTCGTTGTTTGATGAATTTGATTTGCTCGTGAGATAGAATTTTCATTGCCTGTATTGCCTTTTCGTTACTAAAACCATAATAACGTTTGACAAGTTCAAGATCTGAATCTTTCTCTTTCCTAATCCAAGGAGAGAATCTTTTCTTTTTCCTGAGAATATTTATATAAAACTCATACTGCATATCCTTGTCTAGGAAATGATACTTATTCATTTCATTAGCAAAGAGAACACAATCAAGATGTGCAGACAAACAACGATTAATAATAAAAGGAGGATACTCCTTTACAAGAGTTGAATCCTCTTGTAGGAGATTCTCCTTAGAGAAGTTGATAGAGTTCAACCAATCTTTCAGTTCCATAATCAAAGAATCAATTTCTTACTGGGTTTCTTAATTGGAGAAAACATTTCCTCATATTGTTCAACTAGTTCATCATTCACATCAGCAATGTAAATCACAAACTTCTTACTTACTGTAAGTTCCTTAACATCATTCCTTAGAAGTGGTGCCCAAGGTGCAAACCCCAATTGCCCACCACCAGCAGGAACAGCAACAATAGCATCTTGAATTACAATATTGTCATCATTCTCCTCAACTAGAGAGGTAACAATATCTTCACCAGAGGTGAGACGGATAACCTTCACATTCATTTAAATTGACTCCTTCAACGAAATTCACACTCAACCATTAATTCAGTCATCAGTGCCATCAGGTTTACTTCCTGATCTGCCACAAAGGCCATTTGATACTGATACTTAGCAATAACAAGAATAGCAGCTGGAATACTACTATTCTCAAGGGCATTGTAACAACAGTCATACACACTACGAATAATAATACTAGGATCATTATCCAAGTTATTGACTACCCATTTACGAACCTCAGGGAAGTTCTTTTCTTTAAGGTACTTAACCAAATCATTGGTTTTTACTTCCTCAAATGCTGCAAGGATACCAGAATCAATCTTACCTGATACAGAATACCTTTGAAGTTCATTCAGTACCCTACGCCAGTCAGGGAAATATTTTTGAATTATTTGAACAAGAACCTTTTCATCATATTTAATTTTCTCCTTATCCAGGACCTCTTTCGTCCTCTCAAAGAAGGAAAGTGCAAGTTTTGGGCGATCCTTAGACTTGATCCCGAAATCAACAACTGCACATCTCGAATGTAACGGGGCAATGATTTTATTCTTGTAGTTACAGGTGAAGATGAATCTACAGTTGCGAATAAATTCCTCAGTAAACGCACGTAGACAGAGTTGTACATCTGGGGTCGTGTTGTCTGCCTCATCAATAATGATAACCTTGTGTTTAGCAGTTGAAGAAAGTGAGACGGTCGAAGCAAAGTTCTTCGCATTGTTTCTGACAGTATCGAGGAATCGACCCTCATCGGATCCATTGATGACATAAAAATCTACTCCAAGTTCATTACATAGGGCTTTGGCAACAGTGGTCTTACCACAACCAGGAGGACCAGAAAGAAGAAGGTTTGGTACCTCACCTTTCTCTACAAACTTCTGAAAGGTCTTCTTGGTTTCCTCTGGAAGGATACATTCACTAATAGTCTTTGGACGATAAGATTCTGTCCAAATAAATTCATCACGACTCATTCTGTTTCTCAATCCAAAGGTCTAATAAATTCATTGATGGTCATATCAGAAGATTTGAATCTCTCCTGTAGATATTCTACACCACGCATAGGTGTTGTGTGTTGACCACAGGTGAATATGTCACATACTGCCATACACTTCTCTGGCCAAGTATGAATACTAATATGACTTTCAGCTAACATCACAATACCAGTCAAACCCTGTGGTTCAAACTTATGAATATTGAGATTCAAAAGAGTGGAGTTACATTCTTTGGCTGCTTGGTAGAGACAATCTCTCACATATTCAGTATCTTCAATAAGGTCAACATTACACTCTTTGAGTGTGAAGAGGATGTGTCTCATATCCAATCAGGTTTACGATGTGGTAGTCTTATATAGTTATCTTTCACCCAAGGTTTAGATGCAATGTACATCTTGTATGCAGTGAAAGTATCAATAGAAGTATCAAACTTATATTCTTCTGGCATTGCTCTCACAAATGGTGTGGGTTCACCAGAAGGTACTAGAGGGTCTTCTGTGGGGAAGATGTCCCTAGCAACCAGGAGAGTATGAAAACAGGTATGAACCTTACCATACCGTGCAGAATACTCTTGACAGAGAGCAAACCCATGAGCAATAAGCCATTGCCAGTTCATCACAAACTCAGATGCCCACTTGGTACAGGGGTGATTACGAAAGGCACCCTTCTCAGTGCAGTAGGGAGTTCCATCTGCTTTGGGAAGAGTGCCAAACCCATGACCCCATTTGTCTGATGCAATGATAGAAAGCATTTGACAGGTCTCCAAAGGCATCTTGACAATGTGCTTGTCAGGAAGTACCTGAGCAGACTTGAAAGGGTCTGCCGAAGTTACAAAAATATTCATAATCAAATAGGTTGAGGACTACCAATAATTGTAGCAGAGGGAATCATAGCCTGAGCAATTTTCTTTGCTTGTGATTGGCTTGTTGCCTCCACTACCATCTCAAGATACCTATTGTCATTAGGTATCTTGTATTTTACTTTGTAATTCATCCAAAAGAAGAATCAGGTTCCAATGCAATATAATACTCAAGTTCTTGATTCTGACTGGAAAAACGTGACAGAAGTTTAGATGACACAACTACATCATAGGTACCAGGAAGAAGTTTCAGGTTTTCTTCCTTGAAGTTGAAAGTGAATGTATCTTCTGTTTCACCAACCTCAATACAGAAGTTGTTAGAAGTGTCATTCTTCTTATCACGAGCAACCAACTGAACTGTTTCACCATCACCAACCACAGAAATATCAGGGAGTTGGTAGATGGAAGATGCCTTCTTCATCTTCTCAAGTTGTTGACTAGTCAGAATGAAACAAACATCTTCAGTAGGAAGTGTAATCTCTTTTTCTGGAGGAGAAACAATCACATTAGGGTCTGCAAAGAAGTATTTGGAACGCATCTTACCTTCTTTGATGACCACATATTCATTAGAAGTGAAGTCAAGGTCAGGACTTTGGTGAAGTGAAAGTCCATTCAAAAACTGTGTAAGGTCATAGATTCCAAAGTCCTTGGGAATATCCTCCTTGATGGTTGCTTCCACCAGGATGTTCTTCATCACAGAAATAGTACGAAGTTTGTTACCCTCTTTGAACAGAATGGACTGATTGATGGAGGAGAAGTTCTTCAGGAGTGTAATAGTGTTATCAGAAAGTTTCATAGTTCAACTCAATAGGGGTAATCAGAAGTTTTTTTGTGGAGACCAGAGAAGTGATAAAGAAGAATACAATAATGAATTGCCTTTAGAATATCCTGTTTAGATTTTCCATTCTTCTTACCAAACCGTGACAAGTATTTGATTGCATTAGACCGACAGAATGATTCTGCATCCCCAATACTTTCAATCAAGTCAAGGGTCTGTGTTTTTGATTCTTGGGAAGTATAGTGTGAATGATAGGTACTTTGAAGATATTGTTCAACTTCCTTCAAAGTAAGGTCTTCACTGTATTTCCAGAAACCATTTTGATTGGTATCTGTTGACTTCAGATAGTCATCCTTAGCCCACCAAAAATCATGACCATTGACTTGATAATCATGTAGACCTGACTTGATTACTTCATAGGTAGTTTCACTACCATCAACAATTCCCATAGATTTAGTCATAATGTTCCTTAGTAATTATATCAAATGTTAGTGGTTTCTTCAACAGGCATTTGGAAATCAGCATCTACTTTGTCATACAACTCCATAAAAGACTGTTTGGTTTCATCATCAAAACGATTTACACACACTTGGATGGCCTTAGCTTTATCTTGGAAGATACTATAAGCACGAATGATATGTACCAAACGACGGGTGGAAATAACTTCATCCACACCACCATTGTAGAAAGTCTTACGAATAATATCTGCCCAATCTACAAGACGGATGCAGAAATCTTTATCCACACAACCAAGTGAATCTGCAACATTGTAGATGATTTTCATCTCATTTGCAGTGGTTGGATAAGACTGCTCAAAGGTCACAGGGAAACGTTCAAGGAATGCTTCATTCAAGATATTAGTTCCAATGAAGCGTCCATCTTCAGAACCTTTTCCTTTAGTGTTAGCAGTAGCCACCACATTGAAACCATCAGCAGGACGCACATACTTACCAATCTTTTTTAGGAAAACACCTTTTCCTTCAAGGACAGATTGGAGACACAAAATCTTGTTACTTGCAAGGTCGATTTCATCAAGAAGCAAGATTGCTCCTCGCTCCAGTGCTTCAATGACGGGACCGTTGTGCCAAGCAGTATTCCCATCAACAAGCCTAAAGCCACCGATAAGGTCATCTTCATCAGTTTCAATTGTAATGTTTACACGAATTAGTTCCCTACCAAGTTGAGCACACGCTTGTTCCACCGAGAACGTTTTACCATTACCCGACAAACCCGTAATGAACGTTGGATAGAATAGACGGGACTGAATAATTTTTTTAATATCACCAAAGTTACCAAACTTGACGAAGGTATCATCTTTATCGGGGATAAGGTTTTGACGTTCCTGTTCAGGAATAATGGGGGTACTAGACTGGTAGTTTTGTTCCAATTGTTCCCTAACGGTAAGATTCCATTTACCACGACCAGACTTGTAATCAGTAAGTTTGTTAGTGATGGTCTGATAGTTGGAACCATTCATAGCACACCAAGCACGAATGTCAGCAGAGGTGACAGTCTCTCCATATAGGGACTGAAGAGAAGTGAGGATGTAGTCAGTGGTGATTGCCATGTCGTTTGTTTGTTACTTGAATATTATAAAGGGCGAGACCCCTCTGGTGGGGGTCTTGGAGACAGTTTGAAGAGTGTCAGGATACTAGTGAAACAAACTCATTTAGCATTTTCTTATTTAGAGATTTGGCACTCAAAGATTTCATAAACGCAGATTGAATTTGACGTTTGGTGGCATCCTCTTCTACTTCAAAGTCTGTGTTGTTTGACAAAGAATTGGAAACAATCAAGAAGTAAGAAGAATAACCACATTCTTTGGTGACATAGGACTTATCTTTCTTGAATTTCTTCCTATCTACTTCAGAAAGATTGACATTATTTGAAATCAACTCTCTGACAAGACTACTGTATCCTCCAATCCTAATGCCAATCACATTTGTATCAGGATTACTATCAATCAAATCCTTCAGAAATACACTGCTGTAACTAGAAACCGAATAATAGTCATAAGTCAATTTACTTACAGTACCAGTTTTACGGTTACGCAGATAGAAGTCACCATACTGAACAGGACGAACTTGTGGTTGTTTGTTGTAACCAGTGGTTTCTAGACAACCAGCAAGTGGGTGACCTTCACCATCAGTCAGAATAATACATTGAACCTTTTGAAGTTTGTTTTGTTTCTTAAAGTTTGGAATGATTTTGTGAAGAAGAACAATGGACTCATACAAAGGTGTTCCACTCAAACACATCTTTGCAGGAATATTATAATCTGTAGATTCTCTACTAACACATTTAGTCACCATATAGATGTTCAACATATGTTTCTCAAGTTCATTCTTACTGACTCTACTACTCAGAATATTCATCAGTGAAAAGTCAGGTCCAACATAGAACTTATTCTTTTGATTGTACTTATACTCAAGTGAAAGTGACTGATAGTCTCTCTGGGTGTACATATTGGTGAATGCATACACCTCAAATGGAATATTCACTTTGTTACAGAACCAGATAAGGTTATACATCTGTTTCAATGTATCCATAATGTGTTCACTCATAGAACCAGACCAGTCCAGAACAAACACCAAACCGTGGTTCTTGCCATCAGGAAGAACAGTTACTTTCTTGAAAAGATCTTCATTGTATTTGTAGGTATGAAGTTTGGTGCAGTCA